TGGGGAAGTGCAAAGAGAAGGTAATGTAAATGTAGATGTACTTGGTTTGGATAATGTTTTTGGTTATAAACCAAACTTATCTGTGTTTGCAACAGATTATTTACTTTCAATTTACAAAAAGGAAAGAACCCATTATTATAATGATATACCAGTTACATTTGGGGGAGGAACCCTACTGAGTGGAGGTAGGAAGAGTGAATCAGAATTAAAACCCTCAGATAGATATAGAAGAATAGGAAGCATATTCCTTAATGTTAATATGTTAACAGAAATCGCTGAAAATAATGAAGATAATAAGGATTATACATTAGGACAATACATAAATGATATATGGAAAAAAGTAAATAAAGCCTGCCCAAACCATAATTTTGTATTAACAGATGATAAAGAATCTAACACTTTATTTATTATAGATTTACCAGTAGACAATTCAGAGTTACCTACAGATTTTCATGAATTTATTCCTTTTAGTAATAAAAATATTTTAAGAAGCTTTGATTATACTAGTAATGTCCCAAGTGCCTTATCTTCTACTATCGCTATTCAGTCACAAAGTCCCCGAAGTATAAGGGACATAGATGGTGTTACTTTTGCTGCTTTTAATAAAGCCATAAAAAACAGATTATTTAGTACGGATACGACTTCTGATATAGAAAAAACAAAACTCCAACTCCAAAGTGAACAAAGTAGAATAATGTCTCGACAACAACAATTACGTTTTGCATTACTCCAATACCAACAAACCTTCTTTAAAAATATAAAACTCTCAGATACAGACAAAACCCTAATAGGTGAGGGGAATATAACTGGACAACTTAAAGAATACCAAAAAAATGCCTCCTATATGAGTATATCTTTTACAGGTACAAATAGTTTTAATTCTGTAATTCCTTTGGAATTTAACGCTACTTTAGATGGAATTTCTGGTATGGTAATTGGAAATATTTTTAAAGTCCAAAAGGATAGACTACCTATAGCATATAAAAATAGTAATGTAGGATTTATATTATTTAATGAAGAACAAAAGGTCACAGCAGGAGGCGATTGGACTACTGATATAAGTGGTAAGATGACTGTTTTACCAGACAAAAAGATATCAATTAAAGGAGTTAGTATTACAATCCCCGCCAAGGATGAGGCAATTTTAAATCAACCACCAGCTGCTGTAACCGAAAAAACCACAACTGAGGATATGCTAGAAGGACAAAATCTTCGAACTGATATAGGAGAAGCCGTATTAAATAGTGTAGTATATCTTAAAGCTATGAAGGACAACTCCCCTACTCGCCCAACACGAATAGGTACCTCTATGAATGATAAGAATGTAACAGATCAAGATAGTATAGGATTTGCATTTGTACGATGGCAACCATATGTAAATAATGAAAGGGGATTTTACGCTGATAATTATAATGATAATGCTTTAGGAGCATTTGATTCATGGAATAAACTTGGTGAAGAAAGTAAATTTGGATCAAAAGGATGGGCCACTCAACCCTTAGGAGTAATAGTAGCTGTAGATCCTAATGATCCAAATTATATTCCTGGACGTGAAGACCCAGATTCAGAAAATCAACACTTAGAATACCCACAAGGTGAAGGTAAATGTATAGCACACCACAGAAATAATAGAATACAAGTCCTTCCCCAATTTTATGATTTTTATTTTGAACCAAAATATAGCAATTATCCCCCAAATAGTGATGAGTATGTATTTTTTACATACGACAAAGATGCAACATATCACTTTAACCAAACCATGAATAGTGAATGGTATGCAATTAAGATAGCTACATCAACTACTTCAACATCGGGTGGCTACACTTCATTTAAAGGCGGACCTGCAGATTATTCCAAGGGTTTTAATGGGGAATATAAATTTGTAGATGGTTTACATGAATTTAAAAAGGGTGGTTTTAGCTATTATTTAATAGCAAAAGAGCATGCTACTACTCAAGCCCATATATGGTATAACATTCAATTTACTAAAGAGGCATCGGATGTTTTTAATAATGGATGGACCCTAGGCCAAGTTAGAACTAGAGCGAGGGGTGGTGATTTTAAATATGCGTACATAGATACTGATGGAGCAGATGACCCTCTTACTACTAGTTTAGAGGAATACAGTAAAACTAACAACTGCTGGATGCATCATTCTGTATTAGCAACATCTCAAGAATCAGCAGCCCAACTATTTGTAAACATAGATCCTGAATTTGATGTACAAAAATGGGAAGAAGAAAGAGTAGCAGCAGAAGAAAGAGATGATGCTGAAAAATATATTACTAACTATCTGACATATAGTATATATCGACTTCCCGGGAAGTACGCAAGTGAATTTGGATTGACTGTTGGAGATGATGAATATTTTTTCTTTACTAAAAAAGCTTTACTTGTAAAAGGACCCATAGACATATCTGGGGCCTCGGAAAAGATCCTAAATTTAGGAGAAGATGAAGAACTAAATGAACCAGTTACTGCTTACTCTGAGCAGGCAATTAAAGACCTTATACACCGCGGTGTATATGATGAGTGATGTAAATCAATTTTTAACCAATATGATTAGTAGTAAAAATTTCTAGAAATAATGACTTATATACCAGAAAATAAATATCAAGTACTATATACAAATGGGTTTGAATATAAATTCCATCCTCCTAATAGCAGACCCTATATAGGAAAATACATTAAACTAGATAATGGTAAGGTATTTGCAGGAGACCACCCAAGTAGAACCATTGGGGCTTTAACGCCAATAAATCCACCAAAATACAAAAATATTAAACCGGGTAAAAATAATAACATATATTCAATTTTAAAACCTTCAGTAGCTGATGAACAAGGTAACTCAATCCCCATCCCACCCAAACAACCAACCCCAACAGCTATGGATTATAGTAGAGGATATTTCTACAGATACTTTTCAGTAAGGCTAAATACTAAGCAATATAAAGAAATATCTAAAACTACTTTCCAAAACTTCAATAAAGAAGCCTATAATAAGGGTAATAATAGGGTATTCCAAATAGAGTGGAATTTATCAGAGAATAATGAAGAATTAAATACTAAAACCCTTACAAGATTAAATTATCAACTACCTGGTATTTTTAATTTTTTCCCTGACAAATCTCAATTTGGCCTAAAAAGAGGTGTAATTCAACTAAACCAAACCTCTAGAATGTACCCTATAGGTGAAATAATCCCCAAACAACTACCAGCAGCTTACCAAATAGGAAATGAACACGTAAATACAATAACTAATCAGGAAGTCCCTGAATCTCAGCATTGTGGTAATTGTACTTTTTTCAAAGAAAATGGTCATTGTAAAAAATGGCAAGCTAATGTAAAGGTAAATTATTGGTGTAGAGTGTGGGCAGAAATCCAACCTCTCCCTCCTTCAAACCCACCAATAAATGATGAAGATCAGTCAACATCTTTAATAGAAAATTTATATACAGATGGAGGAGAATATTTATTAGATGGGCAAGAATATATAGGACCATATCATATACATCCAGATAATGGTCCGATGGTAGGTGCTCAACATATTGATCAACCACATGCATATTTGACACCTATGACAGATACAACCGATAGTAGTGATACTACAACAACAAGTACAACTTCAATGCCTTCCGGGCCCTCTTCTTCACCATCATCTGGAAGGGGTGGATATTAATAAAATTTTTTATACATTTGAGGTATGTACTACCTCATAGAAACTAAGGACCAACTAAATAGATTTTTTAAAGATGAAGGTAATGAATGTTATCTCCAATTCATCACAAATAATGATGAGATACACCCCAAATTACAATCTCTATGTGCCTTATATATTTACTCATTTAGTAAGGAAAAAGGATTTATTATTAATTTAAACCATCCTGAGGCATTTGAATTAGATTTACCATTAAATTATTTAAAATCTTACACTAACATATTCGTAAAAGAAAAAACTAAAGCTTTACTATATCTCCCCCAACTTCCTTATACGGATATACAATCTATATTTTACTTACTAAAAAATGAGCCTCTAGATTCCCTACCAAAAACCGCAGCGCATATATTCTATGAGCGTAAATTTGGCTCAAATAACGTAAATAAAATAATTCCCCTAGCAAAACACTATGAGGCGTTGACCCAAGAATTCACTGCGTTATACCCGTATATAATTAACTATAAGAGTGAAGAATCAAATAAATGGTATAATGAAATCCTTACACCCACCCTGGCTAAAATGGCAAGTGAAGGATTTAAAATTAATAAAAATTTCCAAAAACACTTCGATATTAATGAAAAATTTAGTATAAAAGAAGATAAAATATATGGTTGGTAT